ATTACTATAATGATTAAGTTTTATAAGTTCTTCTTCATCTTTCGCAAGTGATACAGGATAAATGTGGTCTAAATGCCATTGTCCTATATTATTCCAATTCATTCCTTCTGTAAATTTATTTTGTAAATGTTCTTTAAATTCCTCAAATGTACATCCTAAAATTTGATATGTTTTAGAATTTTTAGAATATCCATTTCTTCTAAAAGATTGTTTTATTAAAGTTCTTGTGTTATTAGTTAATTTAAATAAAGAATCAATTTTTACTTTATTATTTCTCCAATCATTACGATATTTTTCAATCTTTTCTTTATTTTCTAAATAATGTTGTCTTTTATAATTTGCAATTTTTTCTTTGTTTCTTTCACTATAACTTTTATTTAATTCAGCAATTTTTTCTTTATTTTTTAATTTATATTCTTTCTGATAAATTTGTTCTTTAGTCATAATTAGTACATCATATTATAATCATTATTTACGTAATCGTCATATTCTTTTTGAAATTTTTGTTTAAGTATTTGTTTATAATTCTTAATTGAATGAAAAATAGAAATTAAACTAATTGTAGTTTCCGAGGCAATATCTCGCATTGACATATCACTATCACGATATAATTTAAATAATTTTTTATCATACCATCCCCAGTTTTCTAATTCATCATCTATTAGCATACATATATCATTATATGCTTTATGTTCTTCTACGTTTGAATCGTCAAATAATTCCCAGCATCCATCAATAGGTACTTTAGTTATTTTCATTTTCTTATTATAGAACTGAAAGAACAAAGATTTTAAAGTGAAAAACATATAGCCTTTTCTGACTTTGCCACTTGCATCAATAAGTTTAGAAGCATCAGCATATTTTATCAATGCTATATAACTTTCCTGTACTATATCTTCAGCGTAATCATATTCACCAAATTTATGGATAATTTCAATCCATTCTTTGTGGTGTTTTGCTACTTGTTCCAGCCAGTTGAAGTTGTCCATATAAATGAAAATGATATTATTAATATTAGAACCTGTATAGTGTGTTCTGTTTCGTCATCAAATTCATCATCGTTGTACAATGCCCCGAGCATTACACCTTTAATTGGATTTATAATTATTTCACAATCGTAAAATTGTGCTATTATAAATGCAGTACATAAAATAAAACCTAAAGTGATTAATACCATATTAAAATAATTTTGCGTTTACTTTTGCTACTTTCTTTTCAGAAATTACTTCTTTTAATTGAATTGAAAAATCAATATGTGTTAATTCAGAATCAACTTCTAATAGTTCTTCAATGCAATCAGCTATAGGAGTTAAATTATACCTTGCTTCCATATCTGTTAATTCTTGTAAATATACAAGCTTTTCTTTTAAATCTTTAAAGAAACTTATTAACATTTTATTATCTGAATGATAAAGTAACATTCTTTCAGTTGATACTTGTAATTCTTCTAAATGGTTTTTTATTGTTGTTTTCAAAATATGTCTTTTAATGGGTCGTAAAATGCTCCTTCAACTTGTGGCAATCCAAAATTATTTACTTTAAAACTAAAGTTTTCAAATGGTGCGTTTCTTGAGCGTTTACAACTTACGGTTACTAATCCTTTATTAACTGTGTTTAATTCTAATTGTATTTGTGTTTCTGTTTTCGTTTCTAAAAATGAACCTAAATGGCCTGTTGGTTTATCTGTTCCAAAGTTAGAATGTATTACTGTTACTATGTGGCAATTTAATTCCTTTGACCATTTCATTAACTTTTGTACAACTGCATTGCTTTCTTCTATATTATTTACATCAGAACATAAATCTGCAATACCATCAATAATTACTAATCCTATATCTGTTGCTTCAAGTTTATCGTAAAGATAATATTCTATAAATTCAACTCTTTCTTTAAAACTTAATTGTCTTAATGCTAAAGTGTGATATTTATCTGTTTTTATTCCAGTCATATCAATAGGACGTTTAAATACATTTGCAGCGTGAAAATTGCCTTGTTCAGTATCAAAATGTATTAAGTGTTTATTATCTCTATTTGCCTTTAAATCACCTCCAAATTGCTCTAAATCGTCTGCTAAATATATTGCGGATAATAATGATACAAAGAATGTTTTTTTACTTTTAGGAGGTGCTTGTACAAAGCTAAAATTACCATAAGTTCCTATTGGTGTAGGATATTCTATTTTGCCATCTTTAGTTTCGTAACTTTTAACACCAAATGAAATTGCAGGTTTTGGATGCGTTATCTTTTCTAATGGATTAATGAAACATTCTGCTTCAAAAACTTCCATTAATAATCTCTTTTCGTCTTTGTTTAATTCCATTTGTTTGTTTGTTTACTATATTTCGGCACTATGTTTAAATAATGCCGATTTATAGTGTTAAGTATAATTTAGTAAAGTAGATAAAACTAAATTAATAATTAATTAGAAAGGTAAATCTGAAGCTATTTCTTCTTTAGTTACTTCTGCTTTTTTATCAGCAACTGATATAGTTCCATTTGTCCAAATTACATTTCCATTTCCTAAATACGTTTTAGGCTTCTTTGCTTCTCTTTCTTCTTTTGTTTGACTATCAGTTAAAGAAACATTTTGTCCCCATTGGTTAGATTCGTCATTTACTCCAACTGTGAAGTTGTAATAAACTGCTCCATCTTTTCCTGATACAAATTTTTCTTTTGGTAATTTGTCAACTCTTAAACTAACATTAATTAATGCACTCATATTATTTAATTTTATTTTGCTTACCTTTTTTTACTGTTGTCAGCTATTCAGTTTTTTTATTTAACTTTTAATAATTCGTCTTTTACTACTTTAGTCATTTTATACTTGCCTTCAATAGTTGCAATATTACCACCATTTTTTAAATATTCAATAGCTTTATTAAATTCTGGTGTATTCTTATTTAACCATTTTTTATCGTCTAATGCTGCACTTATTTCTTTTGATGTTAAAGTTTCTGCTTTATCGTGTTTATTTGATGCATCAGGGTCTTGTGTATCATCAATCAAAAGTAAATTACCTAAAGCATATTTTTTAGCATAAGAACTTGCTGAACCAAACTTTTGTGGCATTTGCATACCTTTCTGTTCTAAATCAACACCAACTATAGCAGTAGCTGATATTTCATTAATTCCATTGTTATCATATATTGTAGCTCTACTTTCAATCATTGGAAATTGATAGCCTGATGTCATACGTTCATTAATAACAAAAGATACTGCATACTTTTCATTATAAGGTTTTAATGCTTCTAATATATCTTCAGCACTTCTAAAGTTATATTTACCAAATGAATTGAATTTTGACTTTGATGCTTTAAATTCTTTTTGAATTAAAGACAATTTTTGATTTAATGTTAGTTCCATTTTAATTTGTTTTAAATTTTTTACTTAATTCTCTTCTGCAATATGCTGAAATATTTAATCTTTCTTCTTTTGCTAATTCTTTTAATTTTTTTAAATCATCATTTGACAATCTTACTTGGATAACTTGTTCTAATTCCATTTTATTTTGTTTTAAGGTTGTAAAGTTCTTGTTTAATTATTTTCTTGTATTCTCTTGGGCAATTTTCATCAGCTAATTCAAAGCAGTAAGTTTCTAATGTTTGAAGATGGTTTTCTAATTTGCAAATTCTATCTTGCATTGCTTCTAATCTAAACCTGTTGTAATCTAATAAATCTTTCATTTGTTAAAGTGTTAAAGTTAATACTAAAGTAAAAAATAATCCCCATAAAATAAATGCTAATCCGATGTCTTTTAAATTCTGTTTCATTTTGTTTGTTTTTAGTTTGTTATTTCTTTGGCAAATATATAACTGTTTTAGATATAAAAGTGTTAATGAAAAGTTAAAGTTTTAAAATAAAAAAAGGGACACTAATTAAAGCATCCCTTTTCTAACAAACAATATATAAACAGAGAACTACAAAGATTCTAATTTAGAATTATAATATTCAATCATTTCAATCAAATCATTATCAGCAAATTTAACTATTTGTTTTGATTTAATTAATAAACTATCAGGTAAGTTATTATCAAATTGTGTTAAATACTTTGAGAAAGCATATTGCATACCCTGATTTGTTATATTGCAACCATAACATTGTACACCTACATTGTTTTCATCCCAACGTGTTGAATAATGTCTACGTGACATAAAGTGACCATTCTGTAATTTCTTCCAATGGTCTTTTTTACCACAAGTAACACAAGTAGCTATTTCATCAATAGCATCTTTACGCCTTATATATTTACTAAAGACTGTATCTAATTTTATTACTAAATTTTTACGTGTTGGCTTTTTCATTTGTCAAATGTATACAATATCAATTAACAATATTTGTAAATAACTAATTTTTAATTATTGCAATAATGTCAAAAAAAACTTGTAATTTTGAAATGTTCTTAAAAACAAAAAAAGTTTAAAAAAAATAATTAAAAAAAAATAAAATAAACAGAACAAAAAAACAAAGTGTGTTGCGGATAATTATCTTCCTTGACCTTTGTATTTCTTTTGATAATTTTTAGAAGATTTTAATTTAGAACATTTTGTTTTTGAATGTACACCTGGTCTTGAAATATTAGTTTCTATACGGGTAGAAACCACCGTCTGTTTTGCCATACTAAATAAATTATAATTATAATTAAAATATATCCTATTGGATTAGAAGTTTTCTCTATATTTTTAACTTTTGTATTTTCTTTAACTTTTATAGTTTGTTGTTTATCTTCAATTTTAGACGCTTTTATATCTTGTTTGTGTAAACTATTATCTTTTGTATTAATGTGTCTTAAAACAACGTTTTTGTATGTTATACCGTTTACTACAATATCTTTACAAGTATCTAATGGAGTTATTATAAACTCATCAGTTATAATATCATTTTTAGTTTCTATTTTTATATCTTCTTTTGTAACAATTTTAGTCGATATTTGTGACAAACTATCCTTCTTAACTTCTTCTATTATTACTTTTCTTGTTGAACAAGATGATAACATTGTAATTACAGTTGATGCTACTACAACATAAACCCAAAATAATATCCAATTTTTCATTTATATTCGCTTTTAGCATCAAAACTCGGACAAGCCTTTTTTATGCCTTTAAAATCTTTATGTCCTTGAACAATAGCATTTGGGAATTGGTTTTTAGCAGCGTTAACTAAATATAATAAACTTTCTTTTTGTTTTAAAGTCCTTGTGTCTTTTGGATTACCAGCTACATCTATTCCACCTATATAACTAAAATGGATTGATTCTGAATTATATCCCTTTACACCATTTGTAGGTTGTTCATATTTTGCTAATTCGTGTATAATACCATTTGCATCTATTAATCTATGATACCCCACAGATGACCACTTTAAAGTATTTTTCCAATAATTTAAAATAGATTCTTTTTTAACATTTGGTTGTGTAGCTGTGCAATGAATTACTATAAAATTAATATTTCTCATTTTGATAAAAGTTTTATAATTGTTCCAACTAATCCAGCGGTTAATAAACCTGCGACAAATTTTAATTGACCTATATAAACAGACTTTTTAGCCATATCAAGTTCAATAAACTCTAATTTTTCCCTTAAAACTTCTATGTCGTGTCTTATGCTATCAATATCAGATATAACACCTTTATTGCCATTTACTTTAGAACCAACTAAAGCACTTGAAATGTGTTGTAAATCTTCTTTAATAAGTCGAAGGTGTTGTTCCATTCGGTCTAATCTTTCTTTGTCTTGAAATTCCATTTTAACTTTTTAATTTTGCGACTATATCCGTAAATCCTTGTATGCTTACATAAGCAGTTGCTATTACTACCCAGTCTTGAGATGTTAAATCTCCAGCGAATAATCCACAACAAGCTATAACAAACACCATTAGCTTACGTGAGATAATTTTATTTAATATTTTATCTAAATTATTCATAATTTACATATTGTATGTATGAAGGTAATTCATCTTCTGAAATTTCAAATAAATCTAAATAATCAATTAATATTGGATGGGTTTCTAATGGTTCTTCTGCTATTACAACTGTATAGCTATCTGTTCCTACTGAATTAATTTGTCTTATATGTCTCATTATACAAAATATTGAATTGTTGCGTATGCGTGTCTATATTGTCCTGCTCCTCTTGTAATAAATACTTCATAAACTCCTGTGGATTTTATTCTTAAAAGTGTATTAGTAGCAAAAGCAGCAGTAGGTGAATCGTTTAAAATTTGTAAAGCACCTGAACCGTAGTTTATTACATCTAAAGCGGTAGTTACTGAAGATGGTAATGCAGGAGCGGGAGCAGTTGATGGTAATTCCATAGCCACACCTGTTAATAATGAACTTCCAGCAGTAGTATAAGCTAAATTTATTGTTAATGTTACTAAATTACCAATTTGAGATAATGAATAGGTATGATTTGGTATAGTAGGAGCAGCACCACCAGTCCAAACAATAGTACCTGAATATACATCATTAATTATATTTGCAACTATACTTGCTTTACTGTCTAATTGTGTTTGAACAGAACTTGTAATGCCTTTAACATATTGCATTTCTTGTCCATTAGGATAAATCGTAGTGCTTCCTATGTTTAATTGTGATGTTGCACCTCCACCACCAGCAGAACCTAAAACTATACAGGATTGAGTATTTTCAGCAGGAACGGGGATTTGAATACTATTTGAAAATTGTTTGTTACCACTTATAAATTGACTTGTTCCTGTAATTAATCCAGTTGTTGTAGCTCCTCCAGCAACAGGTATATTTAATCGGTGATTTGTTCCTGATGATGACCAAGTTGGAATTACTGAACTTGTATCTGTAGTTGCACTAAAAGTTTGTGTCGCACCTGTTAATCCATTTAATGAAGATATACCTGTACCTGATATTGTTAAATCACCACTTCCTAAAATACTATTTCCGTTTATAGATTTAATGTTTACAGTATTTTGTAAAGTATCTTGTTTGCCATTAAATGTAGTCCAATTAGCAGAAGATAAAGCACCTCTATTACTTGCAGAAGCAGTAGGTAAATTAAATGTATGTGTACTTCCACTTGAATTTATAGCGAAGTCTGTTCCTGTTGTTCCTACTGCAAAATTTTGAACTTGTGCTTGTAATCCATTTAAAGCAGTTAATCCAGCAGTAAAAGTTGTTATTACTTCGCAAAGATGTCCATTTTGTGTATGTAGTGTAATTGTTTTACTTGAAGCATTTACATAAACTCTAATGGCTAATCTATCATTAACTGTTAATACAGTTTCGGGCACTGCTAATGGGGTAAAATAAGCATCAATAGCTGTTCCGTTTGTTATTCCTTCAGGAGCGGCAGAACCACTTGCAATTAAAGTAAATGTAGTTCCATCGTATTTATACAATTCAGCATAAAATGAAGGTGAACCACCAGCAGAACTTGAAGAAAAGAAAAATTCTAAATTCCAATTACCAGCAGGAATAAGTAATAATGATGGGTCTGCAACATCAGTTATAAATGAAGCTATATATCCATTTGTATTTATATTAAAGTCTGCACCTGTTCCTATTATTGCAGTCTTGCTAAATTCATAATAAGTTGTACCTCCAAAAGTACCTTGACTTGTTCCACCGTTTAAATAATAATTAACACTTGAACCTCCACCACCTGAACCACCAATATAAGATATTTGACCTCCTGTAATAGTTATATTAGTACCAGCGGTTATTACTGAACCATCAGCTGCTAATATTTCAGAAGAAGTACCTCCTTGTTTAATTAATTTTGTAGCAGTTAATTCTCCAGCTTGGTTTACTGTTAACTTATTAACTCCGTTTTTGTTTACTTCAATAGGATTCCCTGTGGATGAAGTTCCACTATCTATAACAACTCCTTTATTTGTACTTCCTAAATTTACATCGACAGATATTGTGCCATTTCCATATACTTCAATTCCTTTACCAGAAGTTGAATAAGCATATATTCCATTACCAATATCACTTGAAACAGCAGATACTCCAATTCCTATATCAGTTCCTCCAAAAACCCCAACCCCATCATAACTGTTTCCATCTACGCCTATACTTGTCCCTTCGCCTTTTACACCTGTTGAACCCTCTCCTATTACACCTTCACTTGTAGAAAATCCATAAACACCAGCTGCCGAAGTTGAAGTTCCATAAACTCCAAAAAGTTCATTTGATTCTCCTCTGACACCATATCCTTGAGATGAAAATGAAGTAATACCATTTGCTCCTCCATCGCCAACAGTAATAGTTATTTCATTTGTAGTAGTTGCACCTAAATTAGTAACTTGTTGTAAATTTTGGTCACCTGTATTAGTTCCTGTAATTGCTGTTAATTTATTCTTTTCAGCAGTTGTATAATCATTTAAAGTAGCTCCAGCTAACGTTCCATTTCCTAACGGTACGATTGCATCTGTTCCTGTATCGCTATTAATTGTAAAATTAGTAGCAGTTTGAGTTGGAGATAGATTAGTTGCACCTCCTGCAACACTTGCTACATATTCTTTTGTCGCTATTGCCTTGCCTGTTGTGTCTGCAATTATTAAAGCATTTGTTTGTCCTGGAACTGTTGTTAATCCTGTATCAGTAGATTGAAATCTAATTGCACCTGTTCCATTTGCTATTATTACATTACTTGTTAATCCTGTGGCAAATGTATTATCAAAGCACCCTATTATTGTATTATTAGAACCTGTTGTTACGCCTGACCTTTGTTTAGGGTTTAATATAATATTATAACTACCTGAAGTTATAGAAGCCTGAGAGCCTACATTTTCTATTAATAAATTATTCCTTCCTGAAGTAATAAATGCTCCAGCTTGATACCCTACAAGTATATTTTCAGTACCTGTTGACGATACAGCACCCCCAGCATAACTACCAATTGCAGTATTAAAAGAAGCTGTATTTTGCATTAATGCAGAATTTCCTATCGCAGTATTTTTTGTACCTGATAAATTATCTCTAAGAGCATATTGTCCAATTGCTGTATTTATAGTAGCATTTGTTGAATTTAACATAGCAGACAATCCGATTGCTAAATTATATGTTCCTGTAGTAAGATTTAATAATGCAGCATCACCGAAAGCGTCATTTGCATAACCAGTAGTTAATGTTTTTAATGCTCCTTCTCCAATTGCAGTATTATAATATCCTGTAGAACCTGTCGTATGAATAACAGATTGTAATGCTTGATAACCTACTGCTGTATTTTCTGAACCAGGGTCAGAAATATTCCCTCTGCCAACTGTTAATCCGCTAATTGTAGAATCAATAGTTGTAGTTATATAATTTGCAGTTATATCGTTTACTCCTAAATCTACATTATTAATAGCACCTGTATATGGAACTAAATTTGTTATTGATGGAATTGTCGGTTTGTTTAATATTTCAGCGGCTCCAGTAGTAGCATCCCAATCTGCATTTACGTTTACTTCAGCACCAGTAGCTATTCCACTTAATTTTGTTTTTTCAGCAGTTGTATAGTCGTTTAAAGTAGCTCCTGCTAAAGTACCATTACCCAATGGAACACTTGCATCTGTTCCTGTAT